ATCCGAAACTCCCAATCACATGGGAGTCTATGTCAAACTTAAAACTATTAAAATGGAAGACACAATTATCAAATGCGACTGCTGTGAGTCAGAGATCAACACAGACATGGATTTCTTCAGAGAAGGGGAAACTCAGACACTATGCGAAGAGTGTGAGAGTCAAGAATGGGATGGTGCAATGCACATCAACATCTTTGGTCATTCTAAATTTGATGAAGGGCAGACCTTCTACTACAGTAAGGAATTTGGATTCGCTAATGAATACCTAGAGGAACTGTATGGAGACGATGAACAATCAATGCCTATCTCTGGAATGGAATACGTCCGTATCGATGGATGGAGAGGATACAATAGCCCCATGATCCGTGACGAGTGGATAACATTCGATGGATGGTCGACAGGCTATGCAGATGGAAGTCTACAGCACAAAAATATCCTACACGACTTACTTTATGACCTAGCAGAAGAACATCACACCTTGTACTGCCCAATTTGGGTAGTGACAGGTAGAACATCAAACGTATTTAGTACAGCTACAGATATAATGGTCAAGAAAAGCGATTTACAGCGTTTTGAGGACTTTTTATTTGACAGCTATGGTGTAACACTAGACATGCTAAAAGAATCACTTAAATAAGCTAATATGAAACAAAAAGAGATAATTCTAAACGATACAGATTATGTATTGTACGACAAAGCAAATGACCAAATAGTTTGTTTTGATGATGGTAAACCTATAATCTATGGAGTAAAACAAGAAGCTTATGAAGATTGTTATGGCAATGAGTATGTGGTTTCTTGCACGGATTTGCCAAAACACCAACAAAAGTTTTTAAAACAATCACTTAAATAATCTAATATGAACGCAAAAGAGAAATTTATCAGAGACAGTCAATCAGACTTTCCTCAAATCGAGCAAATGCAAGATTGGATTGACAAAGGTTATGCTTGGTCAATGGAAGGAGCGGTAGGCAGAGAGGCAATGAGAGGATTAGAATTAGGAATGTATTTCCTGCCTAACCAATCATTCACTAATCCCTATGGACAGCACATCCCTTCAAGGGAAGAAATTAGGATAGGTACAGAAGGTAGCTTGGACAACAGCTACGACTTTTATCAAGATGACATGAACCTATGGGAACTAGAACTAGAACAAGAAAACTATGAAGACTAAATTTAATTTCAAGAGAGACGTCAAGTGTGAGGCATTCACATTTCGTCATGGACTGTATCGTTACCTAGGTAATGATAAGCACAGCGAATTCGGTTACACTATAGAATTGAATAACGTAGACAGCACAACAACAATCCAATTAGAGGACTTTGATGAAGCTGTAGATACTTGTATGAATCACTACAATAGATTTGACAAAGTAAAAGAATTAGCAGAAGCTAGAATTAAATACCTATCCTCTGATGAAGGGGCATGGGGTAGAAGTGGAACTTAATAAAAACAAAAATTTAATACTATGATACATTCAAAATTTTCATTACATAACGACACAAGTAGTCAGACTGTAACTCTTTATGCCAATACTGAATTCGGTTACAGCATACACGAATTTGACATTGACATCGATGATGATCTAAATTACAAAATGATGATTACAGACAAGGATAAATTCAAAACATTGTCGGCAGTTTTAAAGACTAAGCCAAAAATACTTGAGGAATATATTACCAATAGCTTCAGAGAAGATTATCAATGGCAGAGGGTTTAATAAGGCAATCTGACGAGACTTCAATAGTCGAAACCACCACTGTCGTGAGATTATGGTGTTCATTGTCAAACTAAAAAAATAAAATAGACATGGACGCAATAATTAACGTAACAGAACTAGCTTGTGATTTAGCAGAGAGATCATTAAAAGAATTCTGTAAAGCAAATGGAGTAGATCCTAAATCAATGTATGAAACCAAAGAAGATGGAAGTGAAGGGTATGTGGAGGCAGCTCAGGATCAGTTTAACGAAATGAACGATCTCTGGGAGGATATCATCATGAAATCAGAAGTTAAAATACCTTCAGCCAGAATAAATTGGTACAAATCAGATATCGAAAGCATAGGATACGAATGCACAGACGAACAAGCTGAAGAGGTATTAGAACTTGCCGAGAGTCAACACGATGCCAATGTAGGTGTGAATTGGGAAGTGCTAGAAGAATGGTGCGAGTACGTTGGACTTAAAAAGAACTCAACCGAATAAGTCAACGGTGGCGGTTTTTTTTTAACACTATATAAGATAGGGATAGCAGAAATGTTATCCCTTTTTTTTATTCATGCATTTTATTGCATAGCTGAGTTAAGTCTGAGTTAGAAATGTTTCTAACTAATTTTGATTTGGACCAAAAAAAATAGCTTTTTGTTTTACGTTTTTTTGTTTATGTAAATACAATGTATTAACTTGCAGTCGAACACTAAAATCTTAATCAATGTCAAACAAAGAAAAAAAAACAGAACCTTTCGATTTTAATGTGGTTCTTGTTAGTAAAGATGGCAAGTACGCTTTTGAGTACACTTGCCCTACATCAAGTAATACAACCGTAAAGGGAACGTTCTATCCAAACCAATTAGATAACGAAGCTACACGCTTTGTAGAGGAATGTCGAGAAGCGTATCAAAAAAGCACTATCTTTGGTTTATCAAATCTTTAAGCTATGGAAGGAATTATAGTTTACAAGGTTTTTGAGCAAGAAATTGCTGAGACGTATGGAATTACAACATCATACAAAGGAATCAAATTACATGCAACATACGATCAACTTGTCAAAGCTTTAGGCGAACCAACATTCCCTTTAGCTAATTATGATGAGACTGTACAGAAGTCATGGGTATGCAGATGGAACTCTAGCACTTATGAAATCTATGACTTAAACAACTTTGATGAAGAGTATACTATGAACTTTAATAAAAGATGGTTTATAAATACAGACTCTCAGGGTGATGCACTTGAATTTGCAAATCAGGTTGAGTCTTTAATACACAACAAACAACTAAAACCTGAAGAAAATGGGATTAACTAAAAAACTTTTAGATGAAGAATGTTACAAAGATAGTCAATACGACTTGGAGTATGACGAGTACCTTTATTACTTACTTAAAAGGAGTAAAAAGAGAAAAGAGAAAAAAACATTACCAGCACGTATCAAAACGCTTATTCAATTTAAGATTCGAGGTTTTAAGAACTTGCGTACATTTTGGTATGGGCATAATCGAAAGAAAAGAATTTCTACGAAAAATAGAAATATTAAGTTTACGTCTAGCAAAAAGAGAAACTTACTTTAACTCTTTAAAAAAATACATTGGATAGAAACTCAAAAATTAGAAGGCTGTACAATATTGAAGCAACACAAAACAAAGTGTTTTCTTTTGCTGATGGTACAGACAACATTATACTGCCTAGAATCAAGGTAGAGAAGAGACAAATAGACACTAAATATTTTTACGAGATGTATAACAACTCCTCTGATATTGGAATGCCTATTGAAGATTGGCTTATTGAATTTGCACTAGATAATGGACTTGTTACACTGTCTAATGCTATGTGCTATACTTTTGCAGTCAAAAAATTAGAAAAAACTAGAAGACGTAAGCCAAAGACTGATCAAGAAGAAGAAAGAAAACAAACTGAGATAGAGAATCTCACTAATAAACTCAAAAAATTGAAATTAAAAAATCCAATCAACTTAAATCAAATAAAACATGAGTATATTAAAGAAACTACAAGAGCCACTCCAGGGGAGTGATCTTGTTTTAAGAGTAGGTCATCAAATCGGATCATGGTGCACTTTAATGGTGTATAAAGACGCTAGGGTAGATATGTCTAGACTAGACGAGGTCGTTGGTGCAGAAAATTGGCAACGAAGACACTATTCGGAAAAGAACACGCTATTTTGTTCTGTTGGTATTAAAATAGACAACGAATGGACTTGGAAAGATGATGCAGGAGAGCCATCTAACGTACACGAACAAAAAGGAGAGTCATCTGATTCTTTTAAAAGAGCCTGTGTAAATTGGGGTATAGGAAGAGAACTTTACGATGAACCATATAAAGGTATCAGCTTGACTTTAAAAGCTAGTGATCTAGACAAAAAAGGCAAACTAAATCTTTTTGGTTGGCAATTAAAAAACAAGATTGAAGACGGAAAGGTTGTCAAGATAGGTGTTTTTGATAAATCAGGAGAACTAAGATTTCCTAAATCGATATGATACAGACAGACTTTACTCAGTACAAATTTCGCTGTTCATCGTTAGGTATTTTAATGACAGAACCAAGAAATAAAAAAGACAAGTTATCTAAAACAACTATGTCTGAATTGAAAGAACTACATTCAGAGGCTTTGTTTGGTTACAGACGAGAATTTAGCAACATATACACTAAGAAGGGTAATATGAATGAAGATGATTCAATAAGACTGTTGTCTGAGATACACGACAGACCGTTCGATTCTCTATATACAAAGAATGAAAAGTCATTCAATAATGAATTTATAAAGGGAACTCCTGATATATACATTGAAAACGAATTTTTAGGAGATGTAAAGACAAGTTATTCTGATGAAACTTTTCCGATGTATGAAGATTTTAGTGATTTAAAAACATACAATAAGAATTACTATTGGCAGATGCAAGGGTATATGTGGTTAACAGGCTTAGATAAAAGCATCTTAGCATATTGTTTAGTGGACTCTGATTTAGAGGTGGTAGAATATGATAAATTTAAAAAAGCTAGAGAACTTAATGTAATAGATTTACCTGAACACATAGAAGAGGGTATACATTTAAATCATTCTCCATCACAAAGAATACCATATAACTCAATAAGAGTATCGCAATTCCCTGTTGCATTAAATGAAAACGACATAGAGAAATTAAAGGAAAGGATTTCTGATTGTCGTGAATATATGAACCAACTTTCCGAATTTTTAAATAACAAAATACAATTAAAATGAGTAATTACGAAAGAAACCCAGGAACAGTAACCGTTTGGCAAGCATCTAAATCAGAATTAGAACAATCGCCAAAAAGACCTGCTATGACAGGAGAATTAAAAACACCAAATGGAGAAACATTAAGTATATCTCTTTGGTGGGCAACTGATAAAGAAAGTGGTAAAAGAAAATCTGACAAGAACAACAACCATTACTTAACAGGAAATATACAGGTTCCTCAGTCAGCTAATACAGGAGCAACCAACAACAGTTTTAATAACACAAATAAAAAAGAAGAAACAATTTCATCATGGGAAATCAACTAAAAGATACTCATGTTTTATTGCGAATCAATCAAAAGCAAAAGAACAAGTGGAAATCAAAAGCTGACTTAGAAAAGAAACCACTTAGCGATTGGATACGCAGTAAATGTGAAAGTGAATAATAGATGTTAATTGTGATTGAGGGGTAGAAATTCTGCCCCTTTATCATCTTATATAAAATCAAATGCAGAAAAACAAAAAAATAAGAAAGTGTGGTAGGGTCATCAAGAGACCATACATATCTAAAGATCAAGTCATGATACAATTAAAAAGTACACTTGATATCAGCGTTTTCAATAAAAAAAACTTACACAAGAGATATAGACCTTTGATTGAAGAAAGGTCGCAATGGTTTTACTTTCTTTACAGATACACTAGACTTAGTTTACAAGATATAGGAGGTATGTTTGGTAAAAACCACGCAACTGTCATCAACGCTATAAACAACTATAATCAAACTCTTTTACTTTATCCAGGAGAGGTCACAGACAGACATCATATGCTAACTAATATATTTGAGCCTATTGCCGATAAAAATTACGCATACCTTCAAAGAAGAAATTTAGGAAGAGACGATGCTATGGCTGATGACATTATATTGATTAAACAACGTCAAATGATTGGCAAGTTAATGCAAGCAAACCTGAAACTAATAGAAAGAATTAAACAGCTTGAAAGCGAGGCTCAAAAATGAATGGTTTTATAAAGCTAGAAAGAGGGATTTTTGATTGGGAGTGGTACACTGAACAAGACACTTCTAGAATGTTTATCCATTTATTACTGAAAGCAAATCACAAGAAAGCAAGGGTCAATGGCAAGCTTATAGAAAGAGGTCAAACACTTACATCTATACCAAGGCTTTCAGAACAATTATCTATGTCTTATTTCAAGGTAAGGAAGGCTTTAGCTAATTTAAAGAAGACTGGAGAGATTTCAATCAAGACAACAAACAACTATTCCCTTGTAACTATCAGTAAATATAGTGAATACCAGGGATTCTATGACCCTAAGACCGCAGGCGAAAAACAGCCTGACGACAATCAAAACACAACAAACAATAAGGATAATAATGTTAAGAATACTATAACAGAACTTAGGGAATGGAAAGAATGGTATTTAAACAATAACAGAATTATTGATTCAGTTTGTAAAAACAATAAGTTTGAGAGAAGCTTTGTTATATCTAATTTGGATGGCTTTATAAAGTATTCTGAGAACTTAGGCAACATTGAAGAATCTATTTATGAATACAATTCGCATTTTTTGAACTATCTACGCAAAATCAGAAAATCGATATTGAATGGATATAGAACCAAACAGGATCATAATAAATCAACATTTTAATGAGAAACATAATTGAGTGGGAAACTATAGAGCAGTTAACACAAGGAAAAAGAGGAAAAGCATTAAAAATAGTATGTCCAAATTGTAAAGACCAACGATCAAATAAAAGGGACAAGGCACTTAGTGTAAACTTAGATAAGGGAGTTGCAAAGTGTCACTACTGTGATTCAATATCATATCGTAGAGATAACATTAGCAGTATTAAAAAAGAGTATACCTTGCCTGTTCAGACTTGGAAAAACTACACAGACCTGTCAGACAACTTAGTCAAGTACATTGATCAGAATAGAAAGATAAGACAGTCAACTTTAAAGGAACTTGGGGTCACACAAGAAAAGTACTATCAACCACAATTAGGCAAAGAAACAGAAAACATTGTTTTTAATTACTTTGAACTAAATACTGTAGTCAACAAGAAATATAGAGATTCAAAAAAAAACTTTACACAGTCAAAAAACGGTAAAAGCATCTTTTACAACATAAATTCTATTATAGGGCAAGATGAGGTTTATATTGTTGAAGGAGAGTTTGATGTCCTTGCCATGCACCAATCAGGTTACAAGAACACAATTAGTTTGCCAAATGGTGCAAACGATAATGATGATGTGTGGATTAACTGCAAGGATTATGTATCTGACGTTAAAAAGTTTTATATATGCACAGATAATGATGCCTCTGGAGAAGAAGTTTCAGAGAAGATAGCACAAAGACTTGGCAGATATAGATGCGTAAGAGTATTATTTGAACACAAAGACGCTAATGGAGAGTTGGTTGAAAGGGGAGAGGAAGGTGTAAGAACGGCTGTAAACAACGCTAAATTTTACAAAAGTCAAGGCACTTTTACTGTTGATGACTTATATGATAATATAATGGACCTTCATGACCATGGAATACCAAAGACATTGTTTCCTAAATCTAATTCTTTTATGGGTCTAGAAGATGCTTTTTCTGTATTGAGAGGACAGCTCGTGGTTGTTACAGGAATACCATCACACGGTAAGAGTACATTTTTAGAATGGTATGTAATGAACTTAGTCCAGGATTATAAAATGAAAGCATCGTTTTTTTCTCCTGAACACCATCCAATGGAATTGCATCAGAGTTTATTTATACAGAAGTTTTTTGGAAGAAACTTTTGGTATGACATGAATGGTCTACCAAGAATAACTAAAGAAGAAATAGACATCTACAAACAATGGGCAAACGAAAAGATATATTTAACCTCAACAAAGGACGGTGTATTTCCTAGGTGGGATTGGCTATTGGATGTTTTCAAAGAACAAGTTTTTGTATACGGCATAGATATTTTTGTTATAGATGCTTTTAATAAACTTGAGTTTGATAATGTAAGCATAAATGAATTACAGAATATTAGGTCTACTCTTACTAAACTTACCATGTTCGCACAAATGAATAATGTTTTGCTGTTTCTAGTTGCTCATCCTAAAAAAATGGTAAAAAATGATAGGGGAATGTATTTAATGCCTGACCTTTATAGTATTAGTGGTAGTGCAGACTTCAGAAATCAAGCACATTCAGGATTTACAATATACAGGTACTTTGATGATTATGTTTCAAATGATGGAGACAATATTGAGGCAGGTCAAGTAGAATTCAAAACAAAGAAAATTAAAATGAGTTATCAAGGCGAGATGGGTAAGTCAGTTATTTTTAATTATCACAAACCTAGCGGAAGGTACTACACAGGGGAAGAACCTCCTGTATACAGGCTTGACCAAAACAATTTGTCTAGCTTTGATGAGCTCATAGCTAAACAAAGTATCAACAATGTTAAAAACAAAACCTTAAAGGATGCCTTTGGGAAAAAAGAAGAAAGCGGTTTACCATTCTAAAAACTATAACGTGTATTATGGTCTAAATGCCATGAATTGGTGTTTAAAAAACAAAATAAAAATTAACCCAATCCCAACAAAGGAAGGGGTTCACATAGAAGCTGTTAAAGGAAATAAAGTACACAGACTTCCAGAGCTATTTAATAACAAAACGGTATCTGACGCTATATTAATGGGTTACATCAGGCTGTATGAAGCCTATTGTAAAGACCAAAACCCAATGTTGAAAACAAAAATTTTAAAAGACATCTAAATAAACCTAATTTAATAACTTTATATAAGACTATATGGAACAAACAGACCACATAACATCGTACTACGAAAGATTACATGCAAGAAAACAGCATGAGGACTTCAGCGTTCAAGAAGAAATTAATTGGATAATGCTGAATGGTGATACGCAATCAGAAATAATAGATTGGTTATTATGTTTTGATGCTACACTGAATATGGATATCGATAAGGATTCTTCTAAAACTTTTAAAGAAGAGGTAAGGAGACATTCTAGGTCAATATACAGGGCAATAAAAAAGGTAGATCAAAAGCTTGGGGAAGATTTTCTCAAGGCACAAGACAAGGAGTGACAAAGCGTGATATATATATAAACTATATATGCAATAAGTTGAGGGACACAGTAGATAATTTACAAGAGTCCTTATACGACAAGGACAAGTCAGCTCCAATTCAAAATGCCAACGAAATAATCTCAATAAGCTATACTATCATGAACCAACTAGAAGAGCAATGAGATTAACTCAAGATCAAAAAAAACAACAAGAAGATTACAACAAGGAAGTAAAAGAGGAAGCACTTCACTTGTATAGAGGTGGAATGAGCAACATTTCTAAGATTACTAGAACACTTATGATACAGGATTTTAAGATATGGGGGGCAAACACCTTCCCAAATTTTAGGAGAGTTGTAGAGAAAATTATAAGACAGGACAAGATAGAGTCAGAACAACCAAGCTTGTACGAAGAGTGTAATACGATAGGAATAGATGCTTCTAGTGTGAAACACGCATGGTATAAAGGGAAACATTGGTCTATAAATTTCAAGCCTGATACTACAGGTCCAACTTTCGATCAGATGTACGATGACCATTTAGAGTCACTGTCAAACCATACATATAAGTATGAACCCATTGTTCGTGAAAAACTCACAGACCCACATCTTTTGGTTATTGATCCTGCTGACGTACACATAGGAAAATATGCTAACAAATTTGGTACAGGAGGTGATTACAATCAAAATATTGCCGTAAACAGAGTAAAACAAGGTATAGATAAGATATTACAGTACTCTCAGTCTTTCGAGATAGACAAAATATTGTTTGTAGGAGGTAATGATATACTTCACACAGATGACACCAGGAGAAGAACTACAAAAGGAACTCCACAAGATACAGATGGTATGTGGTACGACAATTATCTTACAGCAAAGAAATTGTACGTAGACTGTCTGGAGAAACTTATGAATATTGCCGATGTTCATTACGTATTTAATCCAAGTAATCACGATCACATGGGTGGTTTCTTTTTAAGTGATATGATACAGACGTGGTTCAAGGACTGTGAGAACATCACTTTTGATGTTGACATGACAGATAGAAAGTATTTTCTTTATGGTAGTAACTTAATAGGTACAACTCACGGTGATGGTGCAAAGCAAAACAACTTAGGCTCTCTTATGACTGTAGAAGCTAAAGATTTGTGGGCAAAAGCGAAACATAATTATTTCTATGTACACCATATTCACCACAAAACATCTAAAGACTACATAAATGTGACTGTTGAGTCGTTAAGAAGCCCATCGACCTCTGACTATTGGCATCACAAAATGGGATATAAAAGCCCAGAAGCGGTTGAAGGGTTCTTACACCACCCTGATAACGGTCAAGTAGCTAGATATTCATGCTTATTTGACAACAAATAATGGAAATAATATCAATATCTTTTTTTATAATGTCGATAGGAGTATTTCTTATTGGTGTAGGCATTATAATAGACGTAACTAAAAATGAAAAAAAATGAGTCAAGAAAAACAAAGTCGATTAGACAAGATGGAGAAGGACGTAAAAAATCTAACTCTAGCAGTAAACAACACGCTAAAACACATCCAACATCTAAACAAAGCAATCGGAGGAATGCAGATGATTATGGAAAATCTTCCTGGAATAGAGGACGCAATAGCGAAAGCAAAAGAGGAAATTACACAGAAAGATTCTGGGAAGAAGACTGAAGAAGAAAAGCCAGAGCTGACTAATGAGTGATAGTATAAAGAAATGGCATGAAATGCAAGAGGAAAAAGATAGTCGAGATACTATCGTTGATCCAATTGTAGAAGATGTTATCTCTAAGATGAGATCCAGGAGTGAGGTTGGTATTAAGAAGTATGGAACTACACTACACAGCAGTCCTGATGGATTTTATGCCTTTCTAAATCATCTCCAGGAAGAACTCACCGATGCTATTCTATACATAGAAAAACTAAAGAAACAAAAATGATGGACTTTATAAACTTCCTAATTTGGCTTTTTTCGTTTGTATGTATTATCTATATGGTCCGCATATTATTTTACAATAATCACGATTTGTTTTAATGAGAACTAAGGCAGGGATATTTAGAAAAGATTCTTACGATCTGAACAATGATTCAGCTATATCTAAGGTCCAAAAGTATCTAGAAGATAACGGATTTACTGTAGAGGAAAAGGAAGTTGAAGATTATGATATAGATGTTATAGCTAATAAAGATGGTCTTGAATACAGAATAGAGGTAGAGGTAAAGAACACTTACTTCGAAGATGAAGAAACATATCCCTTTGACACTGTGTCTTTTTTAGGAAGGAAAAAAAAGTATAGTGATCCTGGAATGTTCTACTACTTTTTGCTGTCAACAAAGCACAATAGTTTTTTGTATTGCGAAAGTGATATTATATATAAAGAAAAACACAAGGAAACTGCAACCGTAAACACTTCACAGAGATATGGTGAAGATTTGTTTTACAGGGTTCCAAAAGAACTTTGTAAATTTAGACAATTTTAATATGTATGCCACTAGATCCAAAACGAGTTGTAGTAAACAGGCTTCCTTTCAACGGAGAATACCCTGTACTGAAAGAGTTAGTAAAAAGTCTTGATGAAAAAGAGGGATCTGAACTAGGTTACTATTACATAGACTTAGGCAAGAGTAGGGTATCTGGCACAAGACAAATACTCGTAACTAGATTTGCTGAGAACATTATACTGTGGCTCTGTGATTTATTTAAGATAACTACAAAACAAGCTATATACCTTGAGGGTGCCTTCTCAGGTTTAATATTTGAATACTACATGACGCTTTATGAATTAGGAATAGGAAAATCGTCTAGGTATGTCTGCCTGACTGATGATGACGTTATTAATAACATCGATCCTATGCTATATTCAGAAGTATTTTGTGAAACTTTAGATCAAGCAGAGTTTTATTTTAGTAAAGTTGCTGGAGTTGATTATATTATAGATGTATACGAAGAAGACGATAGATATGATGAGACGTTTTAAAAAAGGAAAGCAAAAGACCAGGAGCACAAAGGTCACAATGGATGGAATTCAATTTGCAAGTAAATTAGAGCTCCACATGTATAAAGTACTAAAGAAGATGAAGGTTCCATTTACATACGAAGGACAAACATATGTGATTGTAGATGGTTTTTTCTCTGAGAATGTATCTTATGAGAAGACAAGGCTACAGAAAGAGCTACACAATAGAGGAGAAAAAAAGATTCTTCCTATCAAATATACACCAGACTTTGTAGACAAAGAGTATCCTCCTAGGTTTATTATAGAGTGTAAGGGCAATCCTAATGAGGCTTTTCCTATGAGATGGAAGCTATTTAAAAAGTTTTTGCATGATCAAGACATTCAGGCACAGTTATTTATGCCAAGAAACCAAAAAGATTGCGAAAAAGTTGGTGAATTATTGAAAGAAATTTTGTAGATTTGATAATCAATCTGAAAAGGGAGGTCTGTTATTTTCTTATATTTGTTATTTTCCTCCATTAAGAGCTTAATCCTTATTCATTGTTTGGATTTTTGTTTGACAGAGAAAAGAGGGAGCAATACAAGTTATTGTTCCCTTTTTCTAACTCTAGTAATTTTTCCCTTTTTAGCTTGATCAATTATATATCCAGCTACACCTGCACTCTCTAATTGCTTTCTAATTTCAGAATGTTTCATTCCAAAATACAAACCTCCTCGATACAAGTTAACTAAATCAGCATAAGCTTCTCTTTTAGCTTCATCACTTTTTTCTAGTGCTATATTATATTCTTCTCTTGTTAACTCATCATTTTTAAGGCGTCTTTTTAATGAAGTCTTTGATGTGATGTTTCTTGCTCCATCTAATATACTCCTAGCAGTAAAAAACATAGACTTTTTGTAATCAACTTCTATAACCTTATATCCAGTAGCTTGTCCAATAGTCTCCATTAATTTATTTTCAGCTTGTGAAATTTTGATTGCACTTCTTACGGTTCCAGGTTCAAATGACTTCCATATTACTTGTGCACCTTTACCTAATTTAGTTCCAAAGCTGTCTTCATCTTTCCATATTGATCCTCCTGTAGGTTTTTCATTTTTAAGTACACTTGCAAGTGATCCATATAAGATGTCTTTGGCTGTAAAATCACCAAGTGCTTCGTCAAAGAATTCAAACGCAGCTGTACCTGGGTCTTGGTTGTTAGCTATTGCATTGATTGCTCTATCTATTTGACCGTGTGGATTAGACGCACTCATATCTATATAGCTAAATTTTCCGTCTCCTGCTTTAACAATAATGTTTTTGCTGTTTTTTGCCCACGTAGGTCTAACAAGTCTTGCATATTTTTCTGATTCATCATCGTCAGGCGTAGCCCCTATAACATCTCCTACAAAATTAGTCAAAACGTAATGATACAATGATTGAAATGCAATCACAGAAATTAATCTTTTAGCTCCTACTGACTTTAGTCCAGGCGTCCTAGATTCTTTTAGCCCAAGCTGAATAGTGTTATATGCCGTTCTATAAGATTCCATTTGGAATGATATAAACGTTCCAAACAATGGAATAGAACGCATTATTTCTCTTAATTGACCTATTCGACTATAATTAGGTATAATGTTTTTTGTGTTTTCAGAAGCTAATGATTCAATTTGTTGTTGCTGTTGTTCAGTTAATAATTTGAATGGTTTTTTGAATAATGATTCAGCATATCGTTTCTTTTCCATTTCGAAAGAGACTATCTTAAAATAGTCATCCTCTAATTGATATGCCTTTTCAGCTGCTCCACCTACACCTTTATACCAGTTTTTTTTATGGAGGTGCCAGAAACGCATTTGTTTTCTTTCTAATAGAGAAGTTACGTCAATGTCTTTATCTTTACCAAACATTTCAAGTAATTCTGTCTTTACAACACTCTTATCTATGATCCCTAAGTTAATATACTTTTCTAAGCTACTAGACAACTCAACTTCTCCTTTTAACTTAATCTGACCTATAACCTCGTTCCAGGCTTTTTGATAAGCCTTAGGGTCCATATATCCATTCTGAGCCATAAAGAAAATGTTACCAGTAATGTTTTTACCGTGAGTACCTACAGATAAAATTGTTTTTGAATATTTAACTCCTGCAACACCCTTAACATAATATCTATACGCTGGACTATTAAATATTTTACCATTCAATAGTGGCTCTCTCTTTATTGCTTCAGCAATCTCTGGTGTAGTTATGAGTCCTGATAGTGGTGAGTAGCTGTCTGTAGTGGCTGGAGCAATCTCTGTAGTAAATCCATCAGGAATAGCAGGATCGCTTTTGTCAAAAAGAAACACGTTCATACCTCTTTTTCTTATAGTTTCAAGGTACTTACCACTAGCTAAAAGATTAGAGACTCTAAAAATTGTTCTCTGATAGTTTTGCAATGGATCTTCATATACGCCCATAAGCCTCATAATTGGCTCAGGTATTTCTTTTCTTCTTTTTAGTGCATTAGTATCTTTAGCACCTTCTCTCGAACTTTTAATAAAAGGGTTAGCATCACTCTTAGATAAGATTGCATTGACAGATTTATCTACAACTAAGTCTAGTGCTTGGTTGTAATCCATTATGCTGTCTTCTGATAAAGCTTGTGCCTCTTTTTGAATTTTGTCCGTTGTTCTTAAAAAGTTTTTTGCTTTTTGCACAATCTGTTGACCATCTTTTTTAGCTTGTAATTCAGCATTCCAGTCTTTAGAGTCAAATATCCTGTAAGATCTAGTAATGTAGTTACCTAATCCTTTCTCTACTGCCTCTCTCTGTCCCTGAGTTTGAAGATAACCACCATCTAACAATTGTTTTTGCAATACATCTATGTGAGACCTCATGTCTTGAGCAATATCTTTCATCTCTTCAGTAACGTAAACTTTATCTTGTTCATTTAATTTATATTCTTGTCCAGAAACAATCATATTAATTTGTTGAGACATGATTTTTAACTCTTCTCCTTTCAGTTTAGAATTCTTTACAGAGTTTACTAATTTATTAGAGGTAACCTGAGCCTGCTTTAATGAGGCTTGTACGGCACCGTCCATTTTCTCTAACTCTTGCTGTTGTGACTTTGCTAAATAACCTCTACTAGAAAGTAAGTTTCTATATATTACATCTAAAGTCTTGCTAAACGTGTTTTGTTTTGGATTAAATAGCCCCTCGTTTTTATATTCTTGTTTTTGATATTCGTTTCTAATTTCAATATAAGTGTCAACTATTTCTTTAGAATCATAATCTTCTTCAAGAGCTTCTTTAATTGCTTGTTGAGAATATTTTCTTTTTACAAGCTCAAGCATTAAATCTTTTATGTTTTGTTTACTAAACTTAATACTACCAACTTCTTTTAATTTCTTTGCGTCTCCTTCAAACATACTCGATATAGCTCCATTAACAAAGTCGTCTAGTGTAATGTTTTGAAAGTCATCAGAGGACATTTGTGTAAACGCTTTAAACTTGCTTTTAATGTAATTGAACATTCCATTTAGCCAGTTTTTAAATCTAGATCTTAATGATGCCTGGACGATAGTCTCACCCTTATTAGAAATCAACTCAGCCATTGCCTCTTCTCTAGCCAGCTGTGTGTCTCCGTTTTCTAGTATAGACTTCTTAAGAGTATCTGTACCTTCTAACAGATTGTATCCTGATTGTAATAACTCAGGATTGTTTTCTCTAACATAGTCTTGCCATACGTGACTATATTCGTGTAGAAGCACCTTTGTATTTGCATAGTCTGGATTAATATAAATCTTAGGATTTCCGTTTTCTTCCACCGTCAAGCCATAAACAACATCGCCTTTCTTTACATATTTTTTCACTGAAGGGTCTGCGATCTTTGCTGTGAACTCTTGCTCTGTGTCTACAACAGAAACATCAGGAAATGTAAGCTTTAACTGAGACATAAGTGTTCTCATTTCGCTTATTTTATCTGCGATTTGAATTCCTCTATAACCATAGAAACCTGCAACAGGTCCATTAGCCATGACAGCACTTTGTATTAGTTGATCTACTGATTTGTTTGCAAATGTTTCTCTACCACCTTTAAGAGAAATTGCCTTTGCCATCATCTCTGGAAATAAATCCATAGCGTGCACAGGTTTCTTTAAAATACCAATCCTAGTTCCTTTGATTCCGTATGGATAGTTTTTGTGGTCTATCTGTCTTACTTCTGGATTCAATACGTCTACAGCTACAAGAGATATAATATGACGTTGTGGTATAGCTGCTGTTGATGGCTCGGCTATTAAGTTTCTTATTGTTCTAGCATGTATTACATTTCTAAGATCAGGATTTAATCCATCTATTAATGCTTTTGCCACAGGTTTTTGAGCTTTACCTGGAACTGTGTCTTCGTTTATGTTTCCAGTAAACAGTAGACCTCCTATTGCCTTCCTAGTTGTTAAAGGCAACTCAGTAATGTTAGCCATCACTTGATCAATAGTTTTGTATTTTTTTACAAATTCATTGACTTTCTTATTGTCCTTAGTTAATCTTAAGAGCTCTTTATATGAACGTATTCTGTTTTTCTTAGGAATAGATTTCTCTACTAACTCAGCAGACTTTCTGTAAAGAGCCTCATTATTTAGTAGTCCATCATCACTCATTTTTATAACAGCCATAGGTACATGTCCGTAAGGAATCTTACCTTGCTCCCATAACCTTTGAAATAAAGGAATGTTTTCTTGATATGTTTGTACTGCACGCTCTATAGACTCATTACCTTTGGACTCTGTAGTGTTTGCCCAAGCTAAATCTTGATATAAAGAATTAAATCCTGATCCACCTTCATATGTTTGACCCTCAAATGTTCCAGTAGCAAGTTCATCTGAAATAGTAAACGTCATTGGGACGCCATTGTATTCCTTAATGTCTTCTATGATATTGGTATCTGGATACCTTTCTAATATTGATTCAGTATTAACCTCAGCCTCTGTAGTTAAGTTAGATGGCTTATCAAATTGCAATACCTCAGCAGGCATTGAATTCATTTCAGATATCATTTGATCTATGTCGTATGATATTTCCTGTTCTGTTTGTTCTTTGGAGTATTTAGGAGGTTTTCCTTGAATTTCTCTTATCTCATTAACCTCTATTTGTTCTGGAGTAAGTTTAACTTCAGCACCAGCCTTACCTGCTAACGCTTGCTCAACTTTGTTACGAAGAATTTGCCCTTCTGAACCTGCTTCGGCTGCACGTTTTCGAACATTTTGAAGAACTTGTTGTCTTTCCTCTTCTCCAATATATCTTGAATCTGCTGCTTTGATCTCTTTTGTCTCATAATTAACGTTGTTTTGTTCTAATTCATCGAGTAAACTTTCAAACTTTTGATCTATTTGTTCGTCTCTAAAGTCATGAATGTCAAACAAAGTTAATACATTTTGTTCTTCATTCAAAGTAAAATCAGTAATTCCTAACTTTTTAAGAGCGTCTAGTGTTGCTTGAGAATCACTAACAGACACCGAATAGATGTCAGCATTGTGCCTTTCACTGTCCCACTGAACCTCTTCAGATGCAATGGTAGACTCTTGTATTTCTGGAGTTAACCCACCTAATAAAGATGCAAACTCCTCAACCTGATCTAAACTTTCCGCCTCTACATTCACTACGTTCGAAACTTCTGTTATTGGCTTACCAAGTTTTTCCATGTAGTAACCACCGATAGCCTGATCTATCCCATCTATCTTTATGCCTGTTACTTTTGCAACATCATTTATTGTCTCTAAATAGACTTGATAATCTGAAGCCTGTCTTGCAGCTGAAGCATCATCAATTGATGAGATTTCTCTTTCATAAAAAGGAGCAACAGCTACCTGTGCTTTTACTGGTTCAGGTCTTTTTTTTGCTTGGTCTCTTAATGTAGATAATTCTGTTGTTAAATTTCCAATTTTTCTTTGTAATGGACCAATATATCTTTTTTTGGTTTGCAGATCTCTGTCTGTGTTTTCAATAATCTTAATGTTATTAGAGATTTTATTTAACTCCTCATAGATTTCCACAGCCCTATCGACTTCTTTTTCTTCCATTCTTTCGATAACATCTAAATTATCGTTTTGAATGTCACGCATCCTATCAAGCTCTGCTTGCTCAACTGCATCAAGAGATTTTAATTGTTCTGGGGTTACGTTTGGTCCATTCTTTTCGTTTTCAAGCTCATTTAAATTATCTAAAATTTCTTGTTGCTCACCATACTGTTCTTCTGTACGTAGCATTGTAACTAGCTTAGGCAAGTTATTACCTGCATACTTAGCACCTCCAGTAATAATTCTGCCCCCAATAACACTTCCTTTTCCTCCAAGAACTCCGTTCATAAATGCATTAAACAATCTTCTTTTATTGCCTAATACATTGTCAGCTATCTGTCCTGAATATTCAGAAAAGTTTATATCTTCTCCTGACTCAACTCTTGCCTGTAGCCTTGCTATTTCTTCATTACTAAGGGATGCAATTTCTTGTCCTAATTCTTGACCAGCATTTTCTCCACCAACTTTTAAAAGATTTGCAAAAAACTGCTTAGCACCTGGGGTCATCCTACTTATAGCCTTGCTTATACTTTTTAGCCCATAGCTTTCTAGACTTGCCTGAAGACCTCCAATCAATGCAGGACCCAATATATCTGAATCACCATTTTCAATCAGCTCTTCATAGGTTACCCCCATTTCTTTAGCCTTTTCTGTATTGTAATCAATAATTGAACTAGCAATCATGTCAGAAGCAATACCTGACACACCACCTATTCTTGATCCAATTCCTGCACCAGCTAACGCACCTGCTGGTCCCCCTGTTACAAATCCTCCAGCTGCACCAATCCCAGCACCTACTGCTTGACCTACTGCTCTCTCTACAAAGCTTACGCCCAAACCTGTCAAAGCATTTACCGTGGTAGCTGCTACTTTATCAAAGTCAGACAGGTCAACGCCATCATCAAAACTTTCAAACGCATCGGCTGGCTCAATTACAGGAAGTATTTTTGCACTTAATCTGTTAAGTTCTAAATCTTCAGCTTGCATATTTGTGAGGTCACCAGTAGAAGCATAGTATACTTTTTTCATTCTATTGTCCCATCCAGACAATTGAGTCCACATGTTGTTCCAAGAATTTACTCTAGACTGACCAGGCGTTAATTCAGGCTCACCATCTAAGGTTTTCTGTACTGCTTCTCTGTTTTTGTCTGCATTTTCTAACTCATCCTCTAATGTCAATGTGCTTTGCGAACTGCCTGACTGAACACTGTCTACTTTATGAGTCTTCATGTGCTCAGGAAGAGTAAGTAAAAATTTATCTTCAACGTGCTTCTTTAATGGTTTTTCTATTCCAAGAAGTGTCTTGAATGATTCGATGTCTTTATCGTATCCATTCTCTTTTGCTAAACCATAAACATCGGTTAAAGCATTTTCATTATCTCTAAGCAAGTGGTGGAAATCTACTATATTCCCAGTATAACCTGATTCGCTTGATATATTAAACAAGTCGAGAAGTGCGTCATCGTTCATGCTGACTATTATATTAGTATTTACTCATTACATTTTTAGCGGAGTTAGAGCCTCCAGCTTTTGCTGATCTTACTTGATCCCATTGCTTAGAACTTATTGTTCCAAGACCGAAACCTCCTCTAAATTTGTTTACATCTTCAAGATTGTCATAATCTAACTTAACCACTTTTGTTTCAGTTTTCGTTCCAGCTTCTGGGTCTTCAATATCTATTGGTACTTCATATTCGTATTGAAATTCTACCTGGAATATACCTTCATCTATGTAATCGTTAGCACCTATGATTTTAGCATTCTTTATGGCGTCTTGACCAGAAACAGTTACGTCTGGACCTTCTGGCATAACTCTATTTGTAGTAAGAGATATTTCTTTTAGTGCCTCTCTTTGAAACTTATCATCAAACGTAAGTCCTGTAGCCTGCAAACCTCTTAGATCTGTTGGAACATATTGAATTCTATCTCCCCTACCATCTTTAGCATCTCTACTCAGAACATTTGCTGCACTAACTAATGGCTCTTTTGTAGCATCTTTTATTCGTGATGCTTTGGCAGCTGGGTCTTCATATGGTTTAGAAGATTCCATTGCACGTAGTTCATTCATTAGTTTGTTATTCAACCCTTGCTTTAAAGCATCATCAATAGCTTTTACTTTTTCTGGGTTGTCTTCGTATCCTAAAACATCTGCATCTGTAATCCCCATTTCCTCAAAGTCACCGCCTAATTTTTTAAGGGCATCTAATTTTTCTGTAGGAGACAATCCCTTTATGGCAACAGACATCAACTCGTCTTGATCTGGACTAAGCTTTCTTCCGCCTTCGCCATCAGGTTGAGTATATCTTGTGTATTCACGACTACCAGACCTGTATATATCACCAGCTTTTTCTAGATTTCTAATGCGGTCTGTCATCGTATTAAGATCTGTACCTGGCTCATTCTGTAACATACTTGTAAGCTTGCTCATTGGCATTCTAGTAGCTTTACTCATGTCAACTTTACCGTCTTCACCTAAAGCAACTTCACCTGTTCCTGGCGTTCTAATTTCTACATTACCATTAGCATCCACTCCAAAAGCTACATTTTTTGTCATAGCTTCTAACTGTCTAAGCTTCATATGGTCAGCCTCAGAGTCTTTACCTGCTTGCACTTTTGAATCAAGTTCTTTTTTAAAAGCGGAGATCTTATCATATACACCAGATTTTAGACTTCCAATCTGTCCTTTCATCCTAGTGTTTCTACGTCTCACCTCATTCTCATCAATCTTACCCATTCGGTATAGTTGCTGAGTCATTTCATATTCTGACTTTAATACATTAGCTAACTTCTGACCAGCTGCATCCACATCTGTAATGCCTGTATCATCAAATTGATCTTCATATGCTAATGCACCATATAAGTCTTGTTGTTCTTTTTGAAAGTCTTCACGTGCTTTGGTAAATTCTTTTTGAGCTGTTTGCTCTCTTACCATTTTTCTTTCGGCTGCATCTCCAGCTCGAAAAGCAATGTCCGCAAACCCTGGTGTACTACCAGAACCACGTCTACCACCTGTCTGACCTTGTGCTGCATAACCTGCTGCTAATGCTCCTTTTGCCATGTCTTAATTAATTTGATGTAGATGTAAACGGATTAGTTTGATTAGAGAATCCTAATCTCTTGTTGTAGGTTGGAGCTTGAAAGTTGTTTGCACTTGTCGAGCCTTGTCCTAAACCAGAAGCTATTGGCTGGAATCTAGTAGCATTGCCTATTTGTGGCATAAATGAACCTCCTGAAATAGCTTGTGCTTCTGGGCTTAATCCTTGAAAGAATTGTGATCCTGCAGCTTGTTTTTGTAATGCTTCTGTTCCTGCTCCTTCTATTACAGGTTTTGCATCTGGAATTGCTTGTCCTAATGCCGCTGCTGAGGATGCTACACCTTGTATTCCTGTCCACATTTGCTCTCTGCCAGCTGCCATCTCTTGACCAAGACCAGCAATCTCAGTTGATTCACGCTTCTCTCTCATCCCTCTAATATTAGCTTCTTCTTGTGCAACTGCTTGTTGTCTTGCAACCTCTTGTCTATCTAAGTCTGCTGCTATTTGTTGTTGCACCTGTGCTTGTTGAGCTCCTACTTGACCTGCACCACCTACAATACCACGAACACCGCCAGACCTTAGAGCCTGTACAGTGCTTTCAGCTTGTCTTGTTGCTGATAAAGTTTGCATTTCTGCACCTAAAGTAGAAACCCTTAGGTCTTTAGCTACGTTTTGAAGTTCTTGTCTTTGGAAATTTTCTAGGGCTTTCTTCGCCTCTTTAGCCCTCTTCGCACCTTGTACAGCTTGTGCAGCTCCTGCTGCTGCTGTTACTCCTAGTGCTATTGCTGTTGCTGTTGCTACTGCCATACCTTTAACATTTCAGTTACGTTATCATCTGAAACCAAATAACCTGATTTCTTATATTTATTTAGTAGGCTCTTGTTCTTTAATATAACATGAGCATACTTGTATCCTTTCTCTTCCGCCAGCATTACTATGCCGTCTATCAATAACTGTATTGCATCTGACCTATCCTTTTCTTTGTATTCTTTGTTGGATACAACAAACTCTGTCAATGCAACTTTTGAATTTGTTAGGTAAATAAAACCTGCACAAATATCAACATCACCTTTGGATACCATAAGTCCTCCAGTTCCATTTTCTGGGAGAAAATCTTTAGGAATTACTTCCCACCCCCAGGCTTTCCACCAGTCTACAAGGGTGTTTTCGTAGTCCCCTTCGACTAGTCTTCTTATATTAAATTCCATTAATGCAAAGATACTAATTTATAGATTACGGTATCTAGAGCGTATTTCATCAATGATATGAGTGGATATAAGATACTCCTTGTTAGGATCTAATTGATCTATTTGCCATTCAGGGTTTCCACACTTGTCATGCATCCACAAAAAAGCGGAGTATTTATAGACAGTCATCATAGAAAAGAAGGTGTCTAACGCCTCTTTCTTATCGGTTCTATAGTTTGTCCATTCTGGATTGTCTTTTTCTATAGCCCAAACATCACATATAGGACCTCCATACCAGCATCTATCCCAGTACGAGGCTACTCCAACGTGACTTTCGTATAAATACAATAAGTTTAAAGTCATATTAAACTTCAGTCCTATGTCATGTAGGTGTTTCTTTATCACCTCAAGTGTTAGTCTTTGCCAAGAAAATTCATCTCCAATATAAACAGCATCTGTTCTAGAAGTAAATCTATCATCGTGTAGCATTTCTCTTATCATGTAATGCTCAGGATCAAAGTTAACCCAGCAATCATTCCTTGGGAATATAGGTATGTGGTCATACCCCCTAACCTCTCTATGCCTTCCTGGAATACAATCCTCTGGTGTTAGTTTATTGTAGTGACACGTATGTGGGTCATATGAAGCACAGAAAGCATTTGACAATGTGCTTGTACTAGGCATAGTTCTAAAGCATATGTCGTCTGTATCTATATAGCTACCCCCATATTTATAAATTAGAAGCAGTCTAAATAAGTCTGATCTCTCTCTTGGTGAGGTTGAGTTATATATGTTTTTAATTTCTTTTATATTCTCCAGGTCTTCTATAGGACTATATATACTATCGTCCCACGTTACTATTTGAATCCCATACTTAGGATCAAACATATCTTGATGTAACGAATTTGTTATAAGATATATTGGTCTGTTTTGATTGTGATATCTTGCTGAGTACAATGCATCGTCCAGTATTTTTTTTCGCTCTGGAGATATTGGACCATCCCAGTAGTAGATTAGATTGTGTTTATTTTTTTGGATCATATTTAGATTTATATGTTTTTATATCTTTATCCTGTATTGGTCTGAACTCTGATTTATTAGAAGTAACAGATACCTTGTCCGTGTACAGATAAAGGTTTCTAATGAACCATCCATTTCCTTTCACATGGTTTAGTAAGTAATCATCTCCACACGCTATTTTCAAGTCTTCTGGTATATTTACCCAATTTGATTTCTTGATAAAAAACAAACAACCCCATCCCCATCCACGTTCTATTCCATCTTGGGGCTGCTTGCCTATCATGTAACTTCCATCGCCTTCTACCTCTGGATAATAGTTTGCTGAGTGCATTCCTATTACACCTTTGTCTATGTGTTGCTCGGCAAAGTCTAGCACATCAATTGAGTCAAAGAGTATGTCATCATTTGCTACACATATGTTTTCATTCTTTGCAGTATGTACGCCTAAGTTCCAGGCAGGATTCACATAGATGTTTTCTTTTTGTTCTAGCAATACAATTTTAGGAGAAGAAACTCTCAGTATTCTAGCTTTTGGATTGTTGTCTATGATTATAATCTCACTAACACGTTCATCTTCTATCATGCAAGTAAGCATATAGTTTATTCTAGGTGATGCCCATAACGTAGGAACTATAACACTAAAGGGCTGCTTTGTCATCTTTTTCTCTTATTTGACCGTAATAGTCTGCTATAAACTTAGGCTTCAAATGGTATATTCCAGACTCTTTCATGTCATTGTCTACTCTCTGAAACATTTCTTCTTGCTTTACGTCTCCCATACCTGATATATGATAGGTGCTCATGCCCCATCTGTATATCATAGACATCTCAGGATACTCATGTATCTTAGCGTTATGAAAGAATGTAAGCCAATTGTCTTCACCAAAAGACTGATCAATCCATTCTATTCTCGATATATAATCTTTACTATATATGTTTCCGTTGTTTATAGAGCTACCTCTGTCTTGATATTCGTTGTTGCTAAAGAAGTAATGACCTTCTGATCTATAAACCTCGAAGTCTGGATTCTCTGTAATCACTTTCTTTGCATCTCTCAGACTAAACTCTGTTAGCAAATCATCATCGTCTAGTCTAAACATATATTTGTTTTTGGCAAATGAAAATGCAAACTTTAGTTTTGCTAGTATAGAAGGAAATCTTTCAGTGTGATTTATAATCTTCACTCTGTCATCTACATCGTCTAGCAAATACTTTACTTCTGGTGCGTCATTTACGATGATCATCTCAGTATCTTTCTCATTCTGTCTTAAGAAAGATTCTATAGCCTCTTCAAGTATGTGGTGTCTTTTGTAGGTTAGTGTTACTACTGATATCATGCTCCTGTTGTTATGGTTACGTACTCTCCTGTATCAGGATTAAGAACTTGCACAAGATGTTCTTCTTCTTTTTGCAAAGCTTCTTTAACCATCTCATAGTACTTGTGTCCACAGGTACTTGTCTCGTAGGTTTTATTTAAAGGGGGAAATTCATTCATGTATAGTGCCTTGAAGAACTGTTTGTCGTTCCCAGCAACTACGCCAGCGTTGTGATAGATTGCGTTCTTATCCCATTGGTCTATTCCAGATGTGGACCAAGAAAAGTCCAGCTCTGGTATAACCATTGTTTGGTTTCCTCTTTTCCAAAGATTCCAAAGTACAGCCCACATATCAGCACACCATATCTGCACCTCGTGGTGACTAGAATCCGCTTCCTTCTTTTCTCCATTAAGCTTAGATATCTCTACATATAATCTAGTACAGTCTCTTTCCACATCCCTCCAGTAGAACTTGTCTATGTTCTTAATCATGTATTGAGCTCCTCCTGAATGATGTTGATTTTTTTTAACTGTCTCTTCATCTATAGCCATGATAGTTAACATCTTCTCCAGAACATCTCTGCCCTTTGAGAGTATGTAGTCGTATCCTATATAAGATATGGTGTCTGATAAATAACATATCTCATCCCTGGTTAACTTTTCTGTTGGTAAGGGTTTAGTTAATGCAATATCACAGTCGTGATAGAATATGTGATGCTTATATAAGTCTGGATATTTGTCGAAGTGTTTTTGTAATATGTGCGGTCTTATGCTAGATATGTATCCACGTTCTGCTCTAGTGTCCTCGTAGAATTCAAAGGTTACGCCAGGATATTTTGTAGCCATAAGTTCATAGTGTGGGTCTACATTTCCATGTATAGCACAAACTATATGAACATCTTCTAAGTTTACATTCTGTTTTCTGAAAGAGTGGAGCATGGTATCTATTTGCCATGCATAGTATTTGGTTGCTGGTTGAGCACAAATGTATTTCATAATTATGGGTAGCTCTTAGAGATCTCCGAGTTTACGGCAAAAATCTCTATAGGCTCGGTACTATTGTTAGTTAATTTAATTTCTGCATAGTACCCCTTCAAACCATAACTTTCAGCAATAGGATTCTTAGCGGAGAACATAAAGTCTCCTGGATTCACAACAACAGATGACCCACCCAATATGAGTGACTGATCTGTTCTTTCTGATACATTTCCTATAAACTGATATGAACCACCAACGGCTCTAAATAATGCGTCTCCAACTGATATATTGTTGGGGACAAGATTAAACGTGTAAGTTAAATTATCGAGTAGTACTAAATTTCCAATGCCTTGCACAGATAACAACTCAGGTTTAGCTGCATCTGATTCATCACGTCTTATATATGAATAGTATTGACCTTCTTTTTCCTTGAATGATTCTTTGTTTACATGACCTCTGTCTAAATCCGTAAGTATAGTTACATCCCAGTTTCCGTTGTCTCCCTCTATTTCTATTGTCTTAAATATCTTAACCTCTGATGGCGATGCGTTAGATACAAAGGTAACCTCTGTATTGTACTCTTCACCATAGAAAGTGTTTCTGGAGTCTTCGTTTGCATGATGTTTCCACAGCTGACCATCTTTAAATGTATAGAAATCACTGTTCATGTTGATCATGTTTTCAGGAAGATACGAATAAAATGTAGTCCATCCTTTATTATATTCAGAGAATGCTAATGTTTTTTCTTCACCATCTCCTTTTGTTGGATTTACATACTCATCTAATATGCTGTCTGGCTCAATAGGTAGTGAGTATTCTCCAGGAGGCACAGGGTTAACTGGACACTGATCTGTAAGATACTTTGGTCTATAGTCTGGATCACCAGGAAGGTTCTCCTTTACCTGATTGGTTGCCTTACCATTAACGTATTTTCTGAGGCGTTTTACCTCCGCATAACCTGATCTATACTTCATACTACAAAGATACTAAATTAACACTTATCGTAATCTGGAAGGTTCTTTGAATTGCCAGTCTCCACAACAAAACCATCTTTGACAAGCATATAATTGTTGTTTTCTATATCAAACCACATAGGCTCCTCGCCTTCAGAACCAAAGAAATCCACTATGTCCTCTACCATATAATAACCATCTAAATAAGGTGTGCCATAAACATCAGCATATAGCTTGACTCCTATTGTGTTAATATATTTTGCTCCTCTTGGTGGAAAAAATATTAATTTACCACCGTAATCTGGAGGATTGTTTTCCTGTATGTATACGTTATTCCAAGAGTAAGAAGTTGGGATCGGTATAGTATAATCAGTTACATAGGTAGTTAAGTCTTGTATCGTTTTTTTATTTGCTTTTGCAGGCACATCTGCTCTATCCTGTATGTTATAAAACACGTTTCTTTGTACACTTCTCATCACGGCATGACCATCTTCTGACTGGTCGTTAGTGAATAAGAACCAAGTTGCCTCAAATCCGTGACTTGCATAGCTAGACTGATTATATGTTTCATCTTGTTTTATTCCTTCAGTTATAGTTTGATTTGGAATACTTGGGATAACAACTGGCTCACATATAGAAAAAACAATAATATCAAAAACACCATCAAGCTTTACTAATTCTCCAGTGTACTTAACATAAACAATTGTAAATGGGTTTTGCGAATAAAATTCTGCTTTTCTTACATATCCTGGTGCAACATCGTAATTTAGATTAGCACTATCAGTATACGCTGGATAAGATATTTCTATCACAGAACTTCCATCAACAACTGTAGGTGCTTCTGGTTCAGGCAAAACATCTAATCCATATGATCTAGTTATATACAATCTAGGTTGTCCATCTGGTTGATCATAGTCCGCATACATGTTAAAGATAGGTAGTCCATAGTATCCGTCTGAAAGATAGTCTGGGTTTGTTGTAGAGTTTACATCTGTATAAGTGTATTCCTGTTCTACTGACCATGAGTCTATCAGTCTGTCGTATGTTGGAGGAGAGGTTTCTAAAGAATCTGACAAGTTAAATAGTCTTGGCTTGACTGCATATCCTTCTCTTATTAAAGCATACCAATTTCCGTTTGCTGCTGGCATTACATTCTGAATTACCAGGTTAGGATTGTTGTCACCATCAACATCAGATGGATCATAAGATACTGGTTTCCATGTTATAAAATCATTGGTAAGTAAAAAAGTACTTGAAGTTCCCACTTGGATTTTGAACTCACCAGTATATGGGTTAACATCTAACCCATAACTCCATGTTTGAAAATCGCTACTAGTATAAGTAACATTATCAGTAGTTGTTAAAGATGTCATTTGAGTCCATGTCTGACCCCTGTCTGTTGTTGTGTAGTAGTGAAAATCACCGTGCTGTATTATTCCCTTTTGACCATATGCTGCAAGCTGTCTTACAGGGCTTGTGCTCCAAGCTAAAGACGTTTGTGAAACTTCATAAGTAGCCCAGTTATTAGCGTCTGACAAAACTGTTTGATTAGCAGGGAGTATCCACGACTTTCTACCTGAGCTGTAATTTCTACTCTCCATGATCCATAAGTAACCGTCTGTATATTGAAATTTTGGATTGCTACTATAAAATGTATATGCACTTACATTTGACGGAGTGTTCCAGGTTGAACCAGAGTCCAAGCTATATATAAACTCTGGATTTCTACTTGCTTCAATATGTATAAACGGATCTATTCCGTTTGCCTCGCAATTTATAGTATATATATAAGCAAGACTATCTGGATGTGTATATAGTGGCGTAAAATTAGTTCCGCCATCTGTACTTTCAAATAAGACCCAATCCTCATCAACCGCTGATACTGGTCCGTTTTGATCACCAGATGCAAGTATACGATTTCCGTATGGAGCCATTCTATTTGGTGCTAGACCAGCAGGCGTTTGTGCTGCACTGTTTCCTGTGGCTGTTGTTGTCTGACCTACTATATCCCAAGAATACCAGTAATAAGTGCCAAAATTTGGATCTTGACTAAGATCATATCTTACATTATGAAATAGTATATTGTTTCCATAAATAATAGAATTACCTCCATAGTTAGTGTCAAAAGGTCCTATTATACTACTTGTTAATCCTGAAGGAACGCCAAATTCTGCTTTATCTCCCCAACCCTGAGGGACCACACCAGTAAACCAGCCTTCTTCATTTTTAATTTTCACTTCCATCACACCATTTACCAGTCTGTTGTTTGTCATAACATTGTTCTGATAGTTTGCATTTTCATCTGTATGACTTGTTATAACAATGGTTCTCCCATTAAAGTAAAAAGGACTTGGATATTTTTCTGGATATACATAGGTGTCTCCAGTAACTGAATGCACTTGACTTATTGTAGGTAGATCTGTGTCTGTCCAGTTAAGACCAAAATTCCAAGACACTGCGTATTTATCTTGAGTCGTAAATAAACACATTCCGTTATCGGAGACAGACAATGGCATATTCTGATAAGGACCGCTACTCATAAAGAGTACATCGTCATAATTAAAGTCTACACCTGCATAAGTAGGAGGATTCCCTTGAATGAGTTCCCTAGCCAATACTGGTCTTATTTCTCCACCATTACTAGCACCTTGTTCACTTAAGAATCCTCTAAACAAACCCCACTGGGAAAATTGCGTAGTAGACGGAGAAACCATTCTAGGCAAATAAACAAATATATAATCTTTGTCCATGTCGACCCAAAGCCTACCTCTGTTAAAGTTGTCTAAGCCAGTGTTATATAAAGTTTCTATTCTTTGAAAGTCATTGTAAGTGTCTGGACCATCCCACAAGACTTGGTTAAAACTAGCACCATCATCAATAGACTTGTAAATCAAATTGTCGTTTCTTCCAGGAGCCGTCCAATACACTAAGGCATACCAGACGTGGTTTTCAATACTACTATCATAGCCTGCATATACCACATCACTCCAGTACGTGTTAGCGACATAAGAACTGATTCCCCCCATTTCGGTTATCATTTGCCATGTTTCACCTGCATCAAAGGATATTCTGGGTATTGTGTTTGTATTGCTGCTCCCATCAGCATAATGAATTGATATCCATGTGTTTTCACGAGTAATCAACTGCCCATAAGGTTCAATAGCATTTGTTGTACTACTATTGTTTTGTATTGTTCTTCCTTGATTTATCTTAGAAAAAGAATATCCATTATTTGTTGACCATAAGTAATTATTACCTTCTTGTGTTTTAAATTGTGGACTGTAATACCCTCTGCTACTCGCAACAAACTCACAGTCTCCAATTTTAGATAGATAAGTTTTTGTTGTTCCAAAACCGTGTCTTTTAAAAAAATAATTAGGAGCACATGAATCCTGATATCTAATCCATCCGTTTGTACTTCTAAAACCATCTTGAAATATCATAGTGGCTTTGTCAAAATCTGCTGTGATTGTTATTGCGACATTACCCCAATACATATCTATATTTCCTGAATACAAACTGTTATTAACGAAAACACTCTTACTCAAACTACCAGTAACCGTTATGCCTGGATTCTCTGAGTATAACGTAAATGCATCATTTTCTTCATCAACATAATAGTCGTATGTTGTTTGATACATTCCAGCATACAAAAAAACTGCACCACTTGCATAGGAGCCTGTATAGTTATTCTGCCCAACGTATGTAGTGTAGGGTGTTATTCCGTTTATTCTTGGAGAACCTCCTTGACCTGTAAAAACTAAATATTCAACTGTAGGCAAGCATGAAGCAACAATTTTTTTTGTAAAAAAGTTTATATAAATTTCATTACTGTTATCATCAGTTGGATCTAGGTCTGGTATATTGTATGATAAAGTTACTGTGACTGTTTCTGTTCCATGGACACCAGTGCCATCACCATAAAATTCTGCATAATCATTTCCATAGGTGATTGTCATTGGACCATTGTTAGTGGTATCCCACTCTTCTCCTCTTATTGTATATACCTGTGGAGCGTCTGTAAACATATATCCTTCTTGTGGCTTAAAAGAATATACAAATTGACCTGATTGATTTTCTCTTACACAAACTTTATGTATTGTTGTTTCTGCCATTTTATTTTGCTTTTAAATCAAAGTTGTTGTTGTTGTGTTTACATAAGATAAATCCCAGTCATTAGTGTAATACAATACACCTTGTTCGCAATCAAACCTACCAATAACTTTAGCATCTTCATATCTAACAAAAATAATATTCGTTATAATTGTTGGGCTACCATTTGTTTGCATTATAGCAAAGTAATTATCTAAATTAAGACCTTGGAAGGAATTAGAACCTCCACTGAAATTATTTGTTCCATAACTTATGCCTGTTCCTGGAAGCGGTCCTGTATAAGTAGCATTTGTTCCAAAGTAACCTCCCACTGTGTTATAAAGAAATCCTCCTGAAACACTATTAGCAGAATTACCACAATAAGTTGATACTAAATTTAAAATATCAGAAGTTGTTGGGTGACTTGAGAAGTTTACTAAATTTGACCAAGAGAATGCAGTGTTTCCTGACTGTAGTGTTTGACTAAACAAATCCATTTCTATATTAGAGTTTGGAGTTTGATATAGCATTTGTGCTGGATCAATCACGACTTCAAAACATGCGTTTGCATCAAAGTTTGGATCCAATGGATATGCATCTATATTGTCTGGAGTTCCATCGTTATCATCATCATTGTCTAGATAATCTGGAATTCCATCACCATCAGTGTCTATTGTAGATGTTGTGGTTGTCGGCTGCACAGTGGTTGAACTCGTAGTCGGTATTGCTGTTGTAGATGAGGTTGTTGTAGGTGCAATTGGGCAATCTACATTTACATACCATGCAGTTCCTGTTAGTGGTGCATACACCTCTACATCTAAATATCTATACGATGTATTTTTATACCATCTTATAGATAATGCATCTTGTTTTGCTGTAATAGTTTCTGTTGATAATCCTGCTCCAGTCAAATAGTTATCAAGCTGTGATTGATAGGTTATGTCTCCTAAATATCCAGTGTCATAAACTACACTACCGAGTCTTTTTACAATAAACTTATCTGGAATAGCCGATGCTTGTACTGTCATGTTGACCCATCCAAGCCCATATCCTAAATCTATTTTAAGTGCACTAGGGAACGCCTGACCACTAGTGTAATTGAAACTAGCTGGACAAGATTGTAAATTGTACGTCAAGGTAGTTGTTGGAACTGTTGGGTCCGTAGTGGTTGTATATGTAGATGTGGTAGTTGAACTACAAGATATCTTGTCTAATACTTGACCATTCTCATCTATCTTCAATAAAAACCTCTCATATTGGTTTGGGCTATTTGGATAAGTAAGATATGCTGTTGCTATAAACCATGAGTATGTTGTGCTTTGCTCCAATCCACCATCAAATGTACCATGATTCATTGTTTTAACATAATCACCAACCGAAGGTATTGTGCCAGAACCTGTATGTCTCATTTGTTTAATATAGTAACCAGCCTCACATAAACTGCCTAAAGAGTAATTAGTAGATCCTCCATATGTAACTGCACTAACATGTGATTCTAAAGAGTACCACATAAATCCATACGCATCAGCACCAAAATAAAACACATCTAAAGTAGTTGTCGGAGGTTCCGTAGTACTACTAGTGCTGCTAGTAGTTGGAATCAACGTTGTACTGGTAGTAGGTTCTAACGTAGTTGTAGGTTCTAAAGTAGTTGTAGGTTCTAGAGTAGTCGTTGTAGGTTCAAATGTAGTTGTACTGGTAGGCGGTGATAGCGTTGTAGTAGGTAGTAATGTAGTACTTGTAGTTGGAAGTATAGTTGTTGTAGGCTCTATCGTAGTTGTTGGTTCAACGGTAGTTGTTGTCGTTGTTCCTGGACAAGCAGGACATACGGCAGTAACATATCCATTGTTATCAATTCTAATAGCATCTTCTACATATCCGTATCCAGAATTTGTTCTTACAGCGTAATATAAATTACCTCCATATAGTGGAGATGAATTTGATGCTCCATATATTCTTTCTCCAACACCAGGCAGTCCTACACCATTCCAATATATGCCAAAATTATAGTGAGTGTATTGATCACATGTTGCATCACAATTAACGAAGAATGTTCCGTTTCCATAATTGTTTTTAGACCCTAAGTACAAATCAGTTCTTTGAGTAGTTGTACTAGTCGTAGGCTGCTCAGTAGTAGTTGTAGTAGGCTCTAAAGTAGTACTTGTTGTCGGTTCTATAGTCGTACTTGTCGTTGGCTCTAAAGTTGTTGTCGTAGGCTGAAGAGTCGTACTTGTAGTGGGTGGTGCCGTTGTTGTGGTTGTTGGACATGGAGAACAAATGTCTATTATCTGACCATTGTTATCAATTTTAACGGCATATTCAATAGGAGCACATCCTCCTGTACCGCCTATTTGGAATGCAACATGAGCTGCACCAGTAGCTGTTGGGCTAGTTAAAGCTGCATTATCATAAACATAGTCACCAACTTGCGGTACATTTCCTCCAACCCAATAATAATCTATATTAAAGAATTGAGCTTCATTTCCACAGTAATTTGTGCATGTTACTTTAGTTGTAGTGCCACATAAGTTTGGACCTAATCTAACTAATTGAGCAGAAACAGTTGTCGTACTTGTCGTTGGCTGAATTGTAGTGGTAGGTAACAAAGTTGTAGAACTAGTAGTTGGCTCCACTGTAGTTGTACTCGTAGTCGGTAACAACGTGGTTGAGGTAGTTGTGCTTAAACTAGCATCTGTAGTTGTGCTCGTAGTAGGCAACAATGTAGTTGATGTTGTTGTCGACAATGTGGGGTCTGTAGTGGTACTAGTAGTAGGCTCTAATGTTGTAGACGTAGTAGGCTCTAATGTAGTACTAGATGTAGATGTAGTAGGTTCTAACGTAGTGCTTGTAGTGGGTAATAATGTAGTAGTAGAAGTATATTGACTACACCAGTGAATAGAAACTATGATACCATCTTCATTTATTCCGTATACAGTGCTACTGTAGACCTCATTACAATTAAGATTTGTAACAATATATTTAACTCCGCCAGCCACTCCATGTGACATAGGTTGATTTGTCTTATCTTTTATTAAGTCACCAACCAGAGGGAACACAAAGGATCCTTCCCAATATCCTGTGACTAAACTTGTCTGATCTTCAAAACAAGCTGTTATATGATCGTTGTAATAAAGAACCTCACCTTGAGCATCCTCGTAGTAACATAATTCCTGTGGTGGCTGTGTAGTTGTACTAGTTGTTGGCTGTTCTGTGGACGTGGTAGTCGTTGGTGAATCTGTAGTTGTACTAGTTGTTGGAACTAGAGTAGTCGATGTTGTTGTGCTTATTCCAGGAAGTAGAGTTGTACTAGTTGTAATCTCTAAGGTAGTTGATGTTGTCGCTGGAGGACTAGTAGTAGATGATGTTGTAGTACTAGGTGACTCTGTAGACGTAGTAGTCGTTGGCTCTAGTGTAGTGCTAGATGTTGTTGTAGAACAAGTGTATGCATCAATTACATATCCACTTTGATCAACTTGTATTGCTCCTGACTGAGAGTTTGCTGTATTTGAGTTTCCTGCGGCAAACCAACAGTTTCCTCCTTGTAATATAACACCATTTGTTCTCCTGATAATATCTCCTACAACTGGAAGAGTGTTTTCTCCATTATGACAAGCCTGAAATAACATTTGTGTAGCTGAAGAACAAGCTCCTAAACCTGAAGAAAAACAGTACGGAGATGTACCGTTACCTGTACCTATATAAAAGTCATTACAAATAGGCAGTGTTGTACTAGATGTTGTACTGCTTGTACTAGATGTTGTACTAGATGTTGTACTAGATGTTGTACTAGATGTTGTACTAGATGTTGTACTCGTAGTGCTTGTAGTTGAGCTAGTGCTAGTAGTAGTTAATGTAGGGTCAAGCGTTGTGCTTGACGTACTCGTAGTTGGAGTAGATGTTGTGGTGGATGTTGTGCTACTTGTACTCGTTGTGCTACTTGTGCTTGACGTAGTTGATGTTGTTGGAGGTACACATGAAGATTTCTCAGTTATTGTACCATCAAATCCAACCTTCATTGTAGCTGTTTGACTTCTTGGTGCGGTAGAGTTAGATATTGCGTAGTAGTAATTAAACCCAACGAATACCGTTCCATCCATTTTATATACAGTGTCTCCTACTTCTGGAAGTTCACCAGTACCATTATGACAAAGCTGTAGTAGAGTGTAATCTGTATTGCCACACGCATCTACATTCGTAGTGTAGTATACTAGATTTCCATCCGCATCAGTACCCACAAAGAATGGGTTACATACAAACTGAGTTGTTGTAGATGTAGTAAGATTTGGATTTTCTGTTGTTAGAAGAGGAAGGGTAGTACTGGTAGTAGTATCAAAAAAAAAAATCCGTAGTCGTACTCGTAGTAGGTTGCTCTGTAGTTGTGCTTGTTGTCGGCTCTAGGGTAGTCGAACTAGTGCTTGTAGTACTAGTGGGAGGGGCATCATCATCGTATATTAGCTCGCATTCAACCAAATCAGGTCTCCACTCCGTTAGCGTTTCTTGCAGTGTTAAAATAAGTTCTCTAGTGTGAGGATCATATCCAGATAATATTCTTTTTGAGCTATCTGATTTCAATCTATCCCTAAACCAGTCGTTCATTCCATAGTCCGATATCTGTTCTATACCATCTCTAGAAAGTCTACATACTGATCCACGTCTTTCGTCTACAAAATATATTCTTGTGCCCCATAATATTACAGAGAACTGATGTCTAGTAACACCAAACTCTCCTGAGTAAGCTACTACAGCTCCTAATATGTCAGAAGTCGATGTTACGCTTCCAGAACCATCGGCATTATAAAGTACATTCTTATTTATAAGAACTCTACTAACTCTGTTTTCCTGGAATACAATAAGGTCTGTGTCTCTAGGTATTATTTTATTTATGTCCCCAAACTTATCGTCTAAATCCTTGTAATTAAGTTCAGCTAAATTAAAGTCATTTAAGGCGTTGAATTTAGTTGACTGCTCATATGCTCCACTATACGTTAAAGAGGTTGTTCTAAATGATCTCTTATAGTCTAAGATATTTGTCAGAGGCTTGTTCTCTAACTTATATTTAGGAGAATTAAATAAGTCACGTATCTTGTAACTCTCAACACAGTTACCCCATCCCCATGCATTATAAAATGGTACAGTTATGGATGCTGGTGTTGTATTGTCTTGGTTAGTGTTTCCAGAGTGATATCCCTGTGAAGTAATGTCATAAGTGTAAGGAACTTCATAATACAAAGATGCATTATCTTCTACTGGTTTTGTTTCAAAACAAAGCTCGTCACTTGTGGCTCTAATTACAATTCTCGACTTTAAGTTTACTTTAACTCTCTTGTCTGCAATACTGTTTTGAACTCCAATAGATCTAATGATCATATTTAAAGGATCAGTAATAGACCTTGTTATTGTAGTCGATTCTTCTCCGTATGTTCCTCTTTCAAAATATATTCTAGACTCTGTGAACTCAGTATCAAATATAGCTTTTACTCCACTAGCTTCATGATACCATTCTTCAATATTCGCATAGTTACCATCGGAAACAAACTGATAAACCCAATTTTGTGTCTCTTCATTATATTCGTCATATTCGATGTTAATGACAGTACCAGTTCTAATTTCTTGGTTGTCTATTGGTAATCCTGGTATTGTTGGATATGCTATTTTATCACCATCGTAATCAGGATTGCTTGGCTTCAAGTTTATAGTCCACCTGTCATTAGTATCGTGACCAGTGGCAAGTGCAAAGTTTGCCGTAATTCCATCTACAATAGTCTGTGCAGTACCAGCTGTGATAGCAACGCCAACTCCTGATTGACCAGCTGTGGCTGCGTCATCTAAATAATCTATAGTCCAAGATATTGTATCAAAAGTGCTGACACCATCTCCTGTTCCGTCTATAGATATAGTAAGTCTTGCGTATTCTGAACCACTATAAGTACCATCTATTACTACGTCATTTTGATTTGAAGTAGTGCCATAATAAAACGGATTGAATGTTCCATTTTGATTAGATGATTCCGCATCAATAGCTGCGTTTGCAGTTCCATATCCGTCTAAAGGATTGTCCAAAGAATTACTACTGTCATCGTAGTCATCACTTTCATATATATCATAATCAGATATATTCATTCTAAAACCTACAGGTTTTATCACCATATAAGTTCCTGAAATTTGTGCAATTGCAGGATCTCCAGACTCTGGATACTGATCGTTTTCTAAGAAATTTATTTCTTTTTTTACAACGTCAAGTATTTTAGTCTCTACTAAATTTGTTTTCTTTCCTCCTGTATCTGATTTAACTATGATAAAGTCTCCAGCTTTTACTTTGTCTATATCAGATGTGTTTAACAACACATATACTTGTCCAGTATTTGCATCATTGTAAAAAACAGAAGGTAATATTGTATGATAGTCTGTCTTAGTTTGTTTTACGAATATTCTAAAGTGACTAGCAAACTTAGGTGGTAGATGATTAATACTAAGTGTTAACCTGTTCTCTTCGTCTGAAGAGGAGTTAGGCACATAGACGGTGTTGTTGTCGCTTGTAAGAACAGTAGTTGATCTTCCAAATTCGTCCAAATAGACTAACCCTAATTCATAGTCTCTGTTAGTCTTTACGGTGCTGTATGCGTTTCCAATATCTGCATCCGCAACTGATGTCCCTGTATAAGATGCCGTAAAATCTAAATCAACCTTTTCACCGTTACAGTTTACAAGGTCAAAGTTTTCTGTATAGTTACCATACACAATTCTATTTCCAACAAGATTTTGTGTTCCTGCTGTTATAGGTACATTATCGTAGTATCTTCTTAATTCTCTAGGATCTAATACACCGTATATCTTATTGTTTTCAAAAGTGATTGACTGATCAGTGTTATCAGTCCAGCTTTTTTTGTTCTTATTATAGGTGTCTATAATAAATAGAGTTTCATCTCCAGCAACCTTAAATATAACCTGAACATCTGTTACCTTATTGTCTCCTACATTAAATGTAACATTAGCTTCATTTATTTTGTTAAGCATAGACTCATTAGAAGCTATACTGTAATCAAAGTTAAAGTTGTAAGGATCAAAGGCAACTTGACTAAAAGGTGACAATGGAGAAAACTCCCCTAATTTGTACTTATATCTATATGCAAAATATACAAACTTCTCTTTAAGGTTGTTTTCATAAGCCAGAGCGGACGTTTGTAAAGACAATGTAGGTGGGTATACAGGTGGCTTTACGATTACTGTAACATCAGATAAAACAAAATTATTCTCTCCCCATGTTTTCGCATCGTTTACTTCTATTCTTTTTGGTTGCGTTACGCCATCAGTAAAGAACAAAATAATACGATCATTGTCGTTGTCGTATAATACGTTTGACTCAATGTAGTTTGACTTAGAAAAGTTTAAAACATTTTCGCTGCCAACTCTACTATCTTTTAGCACGATAGAAGAAATGTTATTGTCTTTATCGTATTCAGCAATATAAGATCCGTCATCAGATCTTACAAACCAAAATATTTTATTGAGAGAATCTTCTGCTACTGAACCTAAAGAAACTGGATTGTCACCAAAGTCTAATACTGTTGCCGTACTACATGTTTCTTTGTACACAAAAGCATTTATTTCTGTCATTGTATCGTGATACTGACAGTCTATACTAATGGTGTCAAAATTTGATTTTATCTTTAGCACAACTGTGCCTGAGTAAAATGTATCACCATTTACCTCGTTTGTTGTAGTTGCACTTGTAACCTCATATGAGTCTGCATTACCGTTGTAAAATCTAATAGGATGCCCACTATCTACGTTAAAAGTATAATTACCTACTCCTAAATGATAAGGTGCATTGTCATATAAGCTTTCTCCATTAAATAAATATGATCCTCCATTTCCAGTAACCGTGATATTACGGAGCATACAAGTGTCGGTTCCTACAGTCAAGGATGAGTTTGATAACGCATTCTCCATGGCACCCATACCTGAGCCTGCTGAAGTAAGTACGTTAGCATTTAATGCATCTCTGTATTCACCCTGCTGGACTAGACGCTCATCAGCGTCTTTATTCATTTTACCAGCCTGAAATATATTTTTAGCTTTTGCCATTATTTAATCCACTTGTTACGTCCTTTCATAATCTGAACTAAGTCAAAAGGATGTATATCCATCATACGTACTTTCATGTTTTTCATTGCAGCAAACGCTTCGTTTTTAAATCTTCTCACAATGTATTCTTGAACTCCAAACTTGTAGGCGACTATTGAGTGTGCTATGTACTTATATAAATAGTCTTCAGCCAATTTGTTTACCTTTAACTCGTCTTCTGTCAGATATGAAGTTCCGTCTGTAATGTATTCGATTATTACAACTTTTCCTTTTACCTCTGAACTAAATCTAATAACACCTAACTTTTTGTCCAAAGTGTACATTCCGTTTACATTAGCACGTCCTGTGTTCATACCGAATCTACCGCCTATGTACTCATCTGTTAAGTTATCTTGGCTTTCAGCAATATCTCTTGTTGATGCATTTCTTTGATTTAACTTTATATCCATAAACGGAGTACCTTCCTGAGCTTCTCCGTCTGTATTAAATAATATGTTATACTCCTCATCTTGCAAATATGCTTTTGCAATAGTAGTTGTACTATCATACATCAAAGGATGTAAGTTCCCATCCTCGTCAACCCAGCTTAATCTAACTAAACTAATAAAGTCCTTTGGAAGTGTTAGCTGTAAATCACCAGGCAATTCTAGTTCTAAAGACTTTACTTCCTTCAAAGCATCATAATGCAATTCTTGCAAGCCTCTTTTTGCATGGAAGATAACGTCATAACGCTTCACGTTAGTAAGTGCCTTATCATCTCCTACATAAAAAGTATAGAAGTTGTTAATTACATCTGTAAGCTTAACGTACTGACTGTCTCCCCAGTTAGCACTATCCGAATAATATTGTTGATCTGTTAGTGCCATTTATTACATATTTTCTTTCTGAGTTTCTTGCTGATCAATTCCTTGAGCAACCTGAGTGATTTCTGTTTCACGTATAGTTACACCAGCTAGTTTCAAAATTTCCACAACAAGTTTAGGTTCATCCTCTGGAGCTAATTCAAAATCTTGATAGTCTAAGGCAGAGGCATTGAATACAGGCTCTTCAGATGTACCAAAGTCTGACGAATATGTCCACTTAGGAGTTCTTAGTTTTCTTATGTATACAATATCTACTTCGCTTGCTATAGAATCTGGTTTTACAGTAATAAAGTCATCAACGTCTATAAACACTGGAAACGCTTCTGTTGGGGCAGTAAGGTTCGAGTTTAGTAAATAAAGCTCTTTACTTTTTTCTAGCTCCTCTACTTCTTTATTGTCGTATCTTACAGATAGTAAGTGATACATATCAATAGGCTTAGAATACTTTTCATTCGCTTGAGCAACTGTAGTTTTCTTAACGAACTTCTCAATAGTCCTCCTAAGCATTGCTTCTTTATCACCATAAGATTCACCTCCACGTCTATTGTTAGTCATACTGATAAGTCTGTTATACTCATCAAAATACCTTGAAAACAAAGTCTCTTGTGCATGCTTGGCATACTGATTAAATTGGTCAGGGGTTAAGAAACCTCTGTTCTCCTTATTCAGCACTGTCAATACGGTTTGTCTTACGTGATTGATCATTTTAAAATCTTTATACAAAAATACGAAAAAAGGGAAGGCACATTTTAGCACCTCCCCTTATACTCGCAGATATTTAGTATTACTACAGCTTGTTCTGAATGCCCTGTAAGACATCGTTTCCTTCATCTGTTTTAAAGAATGATGCTAATGCTGAGTAAGCATTTTCACCAAAGGGAACTGTAATAATTTTATCCTTCTCTTTATTGTTCCAGGTAACCGTTCTGTTGTCATCTGAAATTTTTATGATACCAAACTCTTGAGCCCTAATAGCTAGGTTTCTTAGTTTTAGGTTTTCATCATTTGCTAAAGAAATAAACTGTTGCGGATTGTTTTTAGCAAACATCAACATATCTCTTCTAATTTCGCTAGATGTCATTGAAGCTACTTTAGATTTAAATACAGATCTCGCTACCGCCTCTAGGTCTGATATATCCATATCTCTAATCATATTGAGTGCATCAAGTGTTTCGTATTCTTCACTAATATCCTCAGAAGCGTCTTGCTCAGGATCGAATTCAAAATATAATTTTCCATTACCAGGATGGTAAATAGATAAGAACTGTTGCAGTAATGCGTTTTCTTTTGGCACTTTTAATTTTCCATCAAAGAAAATAATTCTGCCAACAATAACATCTCCAACTTGCTCGTCCATAAACAAAGATTGTTGGTTTGTTGCATATCTTAATGGTCGTTGCGTTGTTCCATCAAAGTATTGCAAAGGGTGATTTCTAGAATGTTTTGAATTAATTCTGTGAGACACTGGTGTCCCACTTGTCTTTAGGATGTATACTCTATCCTTATATTCCCATTTAGGCTGGGTAGCCGTAGATTTTTTTGCCATTTTATTAGAATTTAATTAGATTAAAAAAAAGGAGGGAAGCTTAAATAAGCCTCCCCCCTATTTAAAACTAGTTCATCAAGATGAAGTTGTTTGCACCGTGTACACATAGAGCACGCTCTGATAAGAAGTGTACTTCCATAGCGTCTAAATCGCTTGTAGAAGCTCCTCCAGCAGAACCAGTAACCCATGATTTGTACTTACGATCTTCCACCTCATTCTTACGATAACGTACATTTAAGAAAGGAAGAGTTGCATTACGTCCCATTACTTGGTCGTAGATAGATGTAGTACCAGCAGGTACAAGTACACCGTCTACTGATCCAACTAGACCTCCAGTCACAGGATCATTCAAGTATTTCCAGTCAGTTTTGTAGAAGTCATAACCTAAATTGAATCCTTTAAATCCAAGATTTAACGCCATATCTTCTTCGTTGTCAAACAAACCGTAAGATGCAGTAGACTGTCCAGAACTGTTCTGTGCAGCTAATACTGTATCGATTTCAAAAGATTTAGTACGATTCACGAAAAGCACGTTTTCTTGAATAGCACCTTCTTTATCTAGAACTTTAATAAGCTCTTCGATATCATCACGAGAATCAATAGAACCAGAAGAAATGTTTCCACGGTCTTCAAGCTCATGGAATAAACCTTTTGTTCCTTGGTATCCAGCAGAATCTGCACCTGAACCAGAAGCAGCAGGCTTACCTTCGATCAAAGATAATTCTAAGTAATCTTCGTAACGTAAACGAGTTTCACTTTCAGACTTCAAATACCATAGGTATCCAGAAGTTTGCTCGTCAGAGTACTCAATCCATCCAATCTGAGCCATGTCAGATCCGTTTACTTCATACTTATCTTTAATGATAATTGGAGTAGTAGACAGGATGTCTTTAGGAGCCTCTAAGCTTCCTTTCATTCCAGCAGTTCCTTTTTTGAATTCAGAACCAAAAGCAAATACTTTTAATCCAGTAGTGTCCATAGCTGCATCAATAGCAGAGTTTTCATAAGACGCTACAGCAAAAGTATCAGCAGTCAAATCACTATCATCAAGGATAATACCTTTTTCTGTAGTACCGTCACCGTCAATAACAATAACAGTTTGTCCAGCACGGAAAGGGTGTCCTGTAGAAGTAATTACATCAGCAGCACGAGTTGCTCCTGTCACAGCAAGGTGTAAACGTCCTTGTTCTGCCCACTGAATAACATCAGAAGCAAAAGGCATTTCAGCACCTACTTGGCGTAAGAAAGACGATACAGTACGATTACCGTACTTTTCGAATTCTTTTTCATATAGTTCAGGTAAATATTGAGAAGTAAACTCAATATTTGAACCTAGATAGTTAGTCGACAATGTCGATTTGGTTGGAGATGGTGTTAATGCACCAGCAACACCAGAAAATGTTAAAGCCATTTTAAATAGTTTTTAAGGTTTTTATCTTTTTTTAAATTTGAGACCACCTGAAAAATTATCCTCTCCTGACAGGACCTTGAAATTAGATCCTTTTGTTTGCATGTCTTTATTGTCTCTTACAGACATATCGATGTTTTTAGTTTCCTTTACAATACCATTAGTGGCATCCGCTAGTCCTTGTTGATATGCTAGTTTAGCAATCAAGTCTGGATTTTTTAATGCGAATGCTGCTTTATGAAATTTCATACCGTCAGCTAAAGCACCTGTTTCTTTGTCCGTAAAAGTCGATAACATGTCATTGATGTCAGACTGAGAATTTTTAACAGAATCAACATTTGAGATTTTAAATAACAGCTTCTTATCACCAACATTGAACTCAAAACCTTTGAATTCTTGGTTAAAGACCTGATCAGTTTTCTCACGGAAAACTTTAGAGTA